GGAGACGCGTGTTTTTTTTTTTCTACTACTATCTTCAGGCATAATACATAAAATCGCTCTCTTTATCTGCCCATTGTTGCCATGTCATAGTACCATGGGGAGGCCTATGCGAGTCGCGATCAAAGTGGTTTCTCCTCAGCAATGTTTTCCTAGATGGAAATATTCCTTTTATTTGACGTATACCAACCTTATAATAATATTTCCGATCCTCATCTACCCACTCCTGCAAGCGATCCTGCAACTCTCCCTCATTTTTAAACAACAACAGTGATTTATTATACGTGAGCTTATACATATAGAGCAATGTGTCATATGTTATAGGTTCAATTCCCAACGAATCATACGCTAACCCTATTAAACGTGCCATATTCTTACAAAATAAATCTTTATTATCTTTGGGTATCGCCATACGCCACTTATACTGCACAAATGGCCTCCAAGGTACTATCTTAGCTACTTCTGAGTCTGTCAAGTGAATGTTAAAATTTTCAGCTAATATCCAAGACCTTTTTAAATAACTCGGTCCCTGATACACTACTTCCATTACTTGACTATTTTGAACACGCAAATATGTAACTAAGGAATAATATTTATTACGAGTTTTAAATACCATATGATAAACTTGCGACACATACTCACAGAAACGATCTATTCCTATCAACGCATCCAAATTCCGCGGATACGCATACACAAAATCATCTCCTGTTATAAGCATGACTAACCTCCTAGCCGCCAATGCTGCCCATATTGATTTCCTATCTTTCTCATTTGATACTCTCATCTTATAAAACACAAATGTCAGAAACATCATTACTCCTACTATCCATGAGTCTCCATGAGATGTCTCTAAACTCCCTGAGGGCATAACTCCTAATAGAAACACAAAATCTTTCAACCAGCGAACACACTTTCCTGCCAATTGCTCTGCACACCCTTCAAGCAAATACTGATACATTCGATACATATGCGTATCTTCTTTTATAATCCACAATGAACCCATCATCATGTACAACATCAGCATCATAGAGTTGATACTCAGATCTAGTGACTCCACATCCCCATCTGAAATCATCATGGTACCATCCTTTGACTTCAAATAGGTTTTATTAATTGTCTGAGCATCATTGTACCCTAATTCTATCTCATCATATGAATCCATCTCATCTCCAAAAAGCTGCAAATACTTCAAATAAGCTCCTCCATCTGTCCACTTCGCTCCTATATCTATATGAACAGTGCTATTCCTAGCATGCTTGGCACTAACTGTCCCATCCAACCTTAACTCGTAACTGTCTGGGGCATACGTTCGCTCTTGATGCCTAGTTTTAAACAATACATGCAACCCAGAATCTCCACTCATGAAAAACAACCTCACCTTCTTATAGATCTTCTCAACCATATCATCACTAATATCTCCCAGATCTATTCCAGATAGTCTCTGCTGCTTTACTGATAAGGATATAATATGTCGTATCAAATCTTTCTCTAGTGGAACTTCATGTCGAGTAGCCTCAAAAATCTTAATTAACTGCACTATTACCTCTCCCAAAATTATGTGTTGTGCTTGCTTTTTACTAGGGGAGGAAGTGAATTTTACAGTCATACCCTTTAAATCCACATCTTCAAACTTACGGTATCGTCTCAGAGAAGATTTACTTTTTGTAAACTTCCAATATTTCAAGTCCCCTATCTCCAAAGTAAATCGAATTGGCTGCAAATCTACACAATAAGCATAATAAAATTTTAGTGCACAATGGGTATCATTGAAGTCATACGCTGCATCCACTCCTGTATGCATCTTAAACATCTTCAATAAACGAGCCTCCAAC